AAACATTTGATGAATGTATGGCAATACCAGATGACCAGGTAAATACTGATTATCTATTGCAAGAAATTCAGGAATTTGTTAGACGCAAGTTAATGTATAATGCTAGTGAAAAGATTATAGATTATGTAACAAATGGAGTCACTACAAATGGTTCGTTTGCAGATGAACTTAGTGATGCAGAAACATTTACATTTGACACAAGCATTGGTTTTGATTTCTTTGGTGACCCAAGGAGATTGTATGAAGATGCTAACACCAAAGAAGTAATTTTCAAGAGTGGTTTGAAAACCCTTGACGATTTGATTGGTGGTGGTTTCCACGAAAAGTCATTAAGCCTAATTATGAGTTCTACTAATGTGGGTAAAACTCTTATTATGTGTGCTTTGACTACCAATTTCGTTCTCCACGGTTATCGTGTTTTGTATGTGACCTTTGAAGATAGTGAAAATAAGATTGCTACTCGTATTGCCCAAAATATGTTTGACATTACACAAAGTCAATATAAGGTAATGAGCCGTGACGATTTCGCTAAGGCATTTACAAAAGCAAAAAGCATTGCTGGTGGTGATAAACTAATTATCAAGGAATATCCTGAAGGCACAGTTAATGCTCTCCAAATTGAAGCACTAATTAAAGATTTGAAGGACAAGAAGAAGTTCGTTCCTGATGTATTGGTAGTTGACTATATTGGATGTATGATTCCAAATGGTAAACCAAACCCAAATTTGAACTCCAATAGTTTGTTGACATTAGCTGCTCAACAAATCCGTGCCCTTGGTATGAAATATGGTTTCCCAGTAATTTCTGCTTCACAGACAAACAGAGGTGGTTATAATAATGCAGAAATTTCATTGAGTGATGCTGCTGACTCATTTGGTCAAAATATGAAGGCCGATGCTGTATTTGCGGTCACACAAACACCTGAAATGAAAGACCAGGGAATGTATCAAGTTCAATTATTGAAAACTCGTTATGGCAACCAAAGAGGTCAGCTCGTAACGATTGGTGTAGATGTTGAAAAGCAGCGTATCTATGATTTGAACAATAGTGCTTCTGTTGCAGCTAGAACTCAAAACATTGTAGATACAAACCCAACAAATTATCAAGCACTAGGTTCAAACCCATTTAGCACTATTACACCACCAGCTAGTGGTTCAAGTGTTAGTGGTAAAGACCTTAGTGATTTGAATAGTAGTGTATTTTAAGGAGAATTTATGAATTTAGATGTATTGATTGAAGATGGTGAAGGCATATCCGATTCAAAAAGTCAAAAAGAAAAGTTCTTCAAAATAATGGGAATGAATGGTTTTGATTTCTCCGACATTGACGAAGCAACCAAATTACCAAAATTCCTATTACCAGTAATTGATAATGAAACCGAAGAATTTAATAAGTTCAATATATTACTTGCCAAACTCCACAAGACCAAGCAGGTCAATATATTGGAAGCATTATCAATTCTAGTAGAAGATTATTTAGAACCACCAATGGCTCTAAAATGTTTAGACGAATTGAACTATGTTGCTTTAACAACCGAATTAAAAGAAAAATTCAAATTAAAGACAAATAAGAAACAGGATGTTTCAATTTTAGATTTCTTGAATTAAGTTATGATTACCACTGATGGAATGTATGCGTTATACCGCAAATTAAAGGATATGTTGGAAAAACCAACACCAGGTAGGGTGAAGGAATTTCTTGAACATCCCTTTAAGTATCATACAGAACACTACTACAATGCTACAAAGAATTGGAGCAGTGGTGCTAGTAACTTCGTTACCTTAGCAAATGCGATTAACAGTGGACATTTTTCATTGGATGCTTTTTGTGTTATCTTTATAGGCTATTATATTACACAGTCTAAATTGATGACACAAAAAACTATGAATAGTATTGACAAACTCAAAGAATTTAATAAATTTTATACACCATTTGAAATGAAGAAACAAATGGATTATATAAATAAAAAAATTGAAGAATCGGTAGATACAGACGATGTGTTTGCTGACTTCACACAAACAAAACTTGACATATATTCAGTCGGAGAAGATCAGAAAAATACTTTGTATGAAATGATAAAGTCGGGTGAAGTTAATCTAATACATTTCGTAATTGCGTGGCACAACCACAAATTTGAAGTGGATGAGAATAAGATTACAGACAAAGACTATTATAATTTTATACAGTATATGAAGATTATAAGACAAAATATGTACAAATTAACACAAACTACTGTTTAATATAACATAATGTGTTTTGTTGAAAATTGTGCGGTTAGTGATTGTAAAAATTCTTTTACAAAACCATTGACAACACAATATAGTTTTTTAAATTTGTGTTATAATAAATGGTGAACATATTAAAGGAGAAAATATAATATGCCAATTAAAAGAGATTTCCAAGGTTATTTTTCACAAATCGCTCACGCAGGTAATGCTGGCACAACCGAAAAGAAATCATACAAAGTAGAAAATGCTTTCACCCCTGTACTCAAAGATGGTACATACGAAGTTGTAATGCGTTTTCTTCCTTCCCACCCAGACGAAATTAGCCCATTCATTGAGAACAGAAACCACATGTTCCAGCTCAAGAATGGCACTTGGTTTGGTTGTGATTGTTTGAGTAAGTTCGGCAAGCCATGTCCTATTTGCGATTACAACCGTGCTATGTGGAAGAAATATTCAAAGGAAGAAGCCAAGAATCATACATTGGGCAAATTCAAGCCAAATTATGTTTCTAATGTTCTCATTGTTCGTAATGACAATGCTCCTGAAACAGAAGGCAAAGTATTCCGCTTTGAATACAAATCTTTGGTAATGGGTCTAATTTCCAAGGCCATGACTGACCACGAAGACCCTGAAGAAGGCATAATCAAGGGGTTTAACCCATTTGACTGGAAGAATGGTGCTAACTTCATTTTCAAGGGAGTTCAAGCCGGTAAATTCACAAAGAATGACGGCTCCTGCTTCGGTGCTCAAAAACCAATTAATCGTTGGGATAGAACCACCAAGAAGTTTGTTCCTTTGACAGACGAAGAAATTGATGCCATTGAAGCTCAACTCTATACACTTGCTGATTGCGAACACAAAGAATCTGATGTTCGTGATTACCAGGGCATTTTGGATTCTTATTTGAAGAAGAACGGTTCTCCACTCGGTGCCGACGAAGGCTTGACCTTTGGTGCTGGTGTAGCTGTTGCTGCCGCTCCATCCACTGCTGCGACAACTTCTTCTATTCCTGATGATGCTTCATTTACCCCAAATACAGAAAGTGTTGACCAGGACGTCACCGATAGTGACGATTTCTTCTCTAAACTTTCTAACATGTAATCCTAACACATCAGATTAGAATTACACTTTATATTAGCAAGCGACCATTGACAACAGTGGTCGCTTTTTGTATATTATAAAGAAAAAGAAAAAGGAATACTAACAAATGAATTATTTTCACAATACTAAACTTCGCATTTTAAATTTCACTCACTCAGACATGGATGGTGCTACTGCCAACATCGTTGTTCGTAATTATTACAACAAAGTAATTACTGAACCAATTTCACACATACAAGAAAATACAATAGTCCAAAAAATGATTAAGTATAAGGACGATTTTGATGCGATTTTGTTTACTGATTACTGCCCACAAAATCTAAATGAAATTAAAGCATTTGGTAAGCCTGTTCTCGTTTTAGACCACCATGAAACAGTAAAGAAATTCAATAATCCAAAAGAATTTGTTTATGTTTGTACTGGTTTCTGTGGTGCTAAACTTGTTTACGAATATTTGAACCACGATGATTGTTTGAAACATTTGAAAGAACTTGTTGACATTGTTAATGACATTGACCTTTACATTAACAAAGACCCTCGTTCCAAACACTATAATGCTCTCTATTGGGAAATGGGATTTAACTGGTTCGTTAATCGTTTCTACATTGGTGAGATTGAACTTAACAAATCCGAAAAAGCCTTCCTAGTTCGCAGGCAGAAAGAATACAAAGAATACTTTGATAGTCTTGAAATTAGTGAACTTCGTAATGGTGGTGTTTTCTGTTATTCCGAAAAGTTCTTACACGAAATCGTTGAATCACTTTATGCCGAAGGATATAAATGGTGTATCGTTTATCGTGCTGGTTATCTTTCAGTTAGAAGCTCCAATGATAGCGGTATTGATTTGACAGAAGTTGTTAAGACTCTCGGTCGTGGTGGTGGATTGGAACACGCAGTTGGTATTCCACAAAACAAAGATGTTTTAGACAAACTAATCCAGTCTGTTGATGAAGCAGTTGATACAGCAATTAAATTAAAAACAAATCCACCTGCTGACGAATTTATGAAC